CCATGATTACTGTCTTCATTTGTGGCGGCCCCAAAATCAACAGATTCCCACGCCGCCCGCTTGGATGGTTGGACCGAAGGATTGATGGCAATGCCCTTGACAAGCCCCGGCCGGCGGGGATAATTGGCGGCGGGATTCAACAAAGATGGTCAATACAGACTCAATATCGACGCAGACAAGCCCTGTGACGGGGCGAACCACTTTGATCGGTTGTATTGACCGGTTGAATCCCCCGGTTCCCCCGTCATGGGGCTTTTTTTCGTGGTGACGGCATGGAAGAGTACCCCAAGCGCGAAGCGTTTTTTTCGCAGAAAGTCATTCGCCGCATGGTGAAGACTTGCGCCGCGCAAGACATCGGGCCGAACGCTACGCTTTTGGTGGCGGTTATTGCGGCTTGCGAAGATGTCAAAAGGTACACCGGCCCGGTTAGTTATTACAACGAACAACTTATGCCCATCTTGGGTATCCGAAAATGGGATACGCTGAACCGGGCAAGGCAACGGGCGGTTGACGCTGGTTGGCTTATCTATCTCCCCCCGCCAAGTGGGACGAAAGGAATCGCCCCAAAATACTGGACGGACATCCCGGCAAGATACGTAGACTTGGACGATTCACCAATCGACGAAGGACCGTACCCGAAAATCGGGTATGATACCCCAAAAGCGGATACGGAACCCGAGAAAGCGTCCCCGAAAAAGGTATACGTTGAGGGGGACGATAGGGTATACGTTCAGGGGGACGTTGGGGGGGAACCTTCTTTACCTAACCCTAACCCTAACCCTAACCCTAAAGAAAAGAGCGCTAAAACGCCCGACCAGGAACTTTTGGAGTGGTGCGAGTGGTGGAATGGCCTACATGCCTCTGGACACGTCCAAGCGGCCGTTAGATTGCCCAACGTATCCGAAGGCGTCAAAGCAGCATGGCGGCGTTACGGGCGGTCCAAGGCGCTTAGGGAAACGCTGGCAGACCGTGAAGCGGTTGCCCAGCAAATCCGGCAAAGCCCATTTGTGAAAGCAGGTTGGTTTACGTTGCCAAAGCTGTTTGGTGGAAAAAATCAGGATGGCGAAGTAATCGCGGAAAAACTTATGAACGGAGGTTATCAGGACAATGGACGGCAAAGAATCAAGACCGGCCCCGGCCAGCGCCACAGAGAAACCGACTATGGAAAAACCGGATTGTTCTAGCGCCGGGGCCATTGTCGAAAGGTTCCGCAAAAAATACCCCGGAACGTTCGACCCGGTAAAACCCCGAACGCCGGAACAAGAGGCGGAATTACGTGAGAAAATCGAAGAGGAAAAACGCCGCCACGATATGCGCCGCCGGCAAAGGATGTTTCGGGAGTTAATGGGGCAAATGGGCAAGCGTTATGAAGGGGTGCGACTAAGCAACTATCAAGTGTCCCACCCCGGCCAAAAGGAAGTGGTCGATTCGCTTCGCAAATACGGCGAAAAGATGCTTGAAGAAATCGCAGCCGGAAACGGCATCGTCCTTTTTGGTAGCGCCGGCACGGGAAAGGATCATCTTATCATCGCAATGGCCCGATACGCCATTTTGAAACACGGGCTAACCGTCCAATGGTGGAACGGATTGGATTTGTACGGACAATTCCGCAACACAATTGGCAACGATAATCAAACTGAAATGGGGTTGATTCGGGAGTTGATGAATCCCGACATCCTTGTGTTGAGCGACCCGATACCGCCCGCCGGGCAGCTTACCGAATTTCAAGCGTCGTGCCTGTTGCGTATTTTGGATGGGCGTTACCGCAATTGCCGCCCGACGTGGGCAACGTTGAACGTGGCAAGTGGGCAGGAAGCCGACGAAAGAATGGGTGCGCCCCTGGTTGACCGCTTGCGGCACGGGGCGGTATGCGGGTTTTGCAATTGGCCGAGTTACCGGCAGAGAGGGGGCGTTGAATCGTGAATGCTGTTGAGGGGCGTTTGGTGCTCACAAAATACATCGGCGGGCCACTTGATGGACTCGTGAAAATGGAAGATAAGGACGAATTCCAAAACGGGCATCGAGTAGGACATGTTATTATTGGACAAGGGTTTTACGGAACACGGCAACCCATTGTTGACAACAGGCTGCCGATTTTCATGTATTGGGAACAGTACACATGACCACCCGCCGCAAAATCCGCTTCGACACAATCCGCAACCTAGCCGAACCCTACGGAAGTGCCCCGGTTCACCGGTTGCATTTCGGACGTTTTGCCGTTGGCTTTTGTGCGTCCCTTAAAGGCCCTTGGCTTTGCGGCAGCGAAACGTTCCTGCTTTGGTACAACGAAGACCGCATGTTTTTTCTTCGCATATTATGGTTCATGGGAGGGTTTACAAAATGATGGTGACTATTACCGTCTACGGCCGCCCGCAACAGCGAGGCAGCAAAAAGCCGTTTATCATTCGCGGCGGCCCGCGCAAGGGCCAAGCGTCAATGTGCGATGACAACAAGCGTTCGGCCCCGTGGATGGCGGCCGTAACCGCCGCCGCGGCCGAAGTGATGGATGGGGGCACGCTGCTGACTGGGCCGGTGGAATTGACGGCCAAATTTTTTTTCAAGCGTCCCAATTCGCATTTCGGCACTGGGCGCAACGACGGGAAACTGAAAGAATCTGCGCCGTCGTTTCACTCGCAACAGCCGGACTTGTCAAAACTACTGCGGGCGGTTGAAGACGCCCTCTCGGGAATCGTTTACGGGGACGATAGGCAAATTACGTTTTACGGAACGGGAACCGGCAAGTATTGGACGGCGGAACAGGAACGTTGCAAAATAATAGTTCGCACAGTCGGAGACCCGATAGCATGAGCGAACGCCCACGGGCAGAAAGCGAGGATGACCATGGCAACATGGAATAAAATGCGGCAACTACACCCGACGCTGCCGGAATCGTCTAACGAGTGGCGGCAGGTCGGCAGCGGCTGGGCGCACAAGACCGCCACAATCGGCCAGCGTGCGTCCATCGGCCAGTGGGCGTCCGTCGGCGACGGCTGCACGATCGACCGCACGCCGATTTACATTGCCGGCACGCGCTACCCGAGTTTTTGGGCGGGCGGCGATATGGTCGGGTCTGGGTGCATTACGAAGCCTCTCCAATGGTGGCTCGCAAACGTCGAAGCGTGCGCGCGGCACCATGGATACACAACGGACCAACAGCGAGAGTACCAACTACACGTTGAGCACATCGCCGCGTGGATGCGGCTTTACGGGTTCGCAAATGATCGAAAAAGCAAAAGCAATGGCTGACAACACAGTTGAACCAGATGCCCGCGAACACCTAGCGGCAGTTTGCGAAGCGACGCAGCGTTACGGCGATGGTCGATATTCGGAGGGGCTGCAAAAAGGGATAGACGCGCTGCGTATGCTTTTTGCGTGCAAGCAGCGGCCGACAAAACAACAGATTACAACGCTGATAGCAGAGCTTGAAAACCAGCGGCGAACGGGATTGAAATAATCGAATGCCCGTAGGACAGAACGCGAGGATAAACACTAAATCATCGCTCTCGCCAAAAACCCCAACCGGCCATTGCCAACGCTAAGATAAACATGCCCGCCACAAGGTAAGGGTAAACCGGTTCGCTTAGCAACATGAACCATTCCCAAGCGTCGAAACTTTTCATCGCATCTTCTCCAGTTCGTCAAGAGCGCTGATAGCGTAATCAAGAGCGCGGCGGTATGCGGCAAGTCGCGTTTCGCAATCGCGGGCGGCATTGGCTACGCCGCGGGCAATTCTCAATTCTGCCTCAATTTCGGACGCACGGCGTACCAGCCGCACGTCCAAGGGTTCGGCATCCTGAAAAGGCCGGCGGGACATTTCGCGGGCGCGGTCTGCGACGGACATGGAAAGGGCCCTTTCGTGTTGGGGGTGTAACTCCGCTCCCAGGCCGCCCGCAGGCGGCGAGGGGCCGGGGTTAGGACCGCACAACGGTCAATTGCGCGATGCTGTTTTGGCCGGGATCATTGGCCGCGTAATGCGAGTTCTCCCAAAACAACAGCCGCTCCATCGGCCCGCCGTCGTCGTCGCTGCCATCTGCATCCCATTGATCTGCGGCGACAGGATCGCCGCCAAGCAGTTCGGTTGCCTGGGAGATCGCATCGCAATCATCCTCGGCGCAGATTTCGCTGATCGCTCCACTGCCTGCGCGGTTGAGTACATAGTTCATTTTTCGCTCCTTGTGTTGGGGGTGAGTGTTTTTGGTTGAGCGTGTCATTTGTCCCTCTCATGCCCCAATTATACCCACGCCCGGGTAAAGTGTCAATACGGTTATCGTCAATTCCCCCCCGATTCCGAAAGAAAAACCGCCGCAAAACGATTACCCGTCTTGACACCACCGGTTTTTTTCGCAAAATTCCCCGTATAATGGTTAGCGGGGCAAGTGGGGGTTATTTCAAAGAGGCAGAGGCTATGGCAAAACGCAAAACCAGCACGGCAAAAAAACGCGGTCGGCCGCCGAAGAAAGAGGCGGCGGCGAAACGCAAGCCCGGACGGCCGAAGAAAAAGGCCGAACCGAAAAAAAGGGGACGGCCGCGGGCCATTGGTGAGAAGCAGCGAACCGAAATCCTTTCCATTCTGAAAGCCGGGGGCAGCATATCTGACGCCGCTTCAATTGCCCGTGTTGACCGCCGAACCATTGACCGTGAGTGTGAACGCAACCTGGAATTCCGCGCAGACCTAACGCGCGCGGGTGACGAATGCAAAATGACCCTCATTCGCCGCGTGGCCGGAAATGAAGATTGGCGGGCCGCGTCTTGGTATCTTGCCCGCAAGTGGCCCGCCGAATTTTCCGACGCCATCGGCAAGCAGCTTTCCGTCAACATCACGCCGAAAGCCTTGGCGGAAATGAGCGATGACGAAATCGATTCCCTTATCGGTCGCCTTGAGCGCGGTCAAAGCTGAACGCGAAAAGCGGCGGCGGCAAACGATGGGAGTGGAAGCCCGGCAGTATTGCCCCCATACGCCGTGGCCGCGCCAACGCGACTTCCTCAAACTGGATTGCGTGGAATCGTTCTATGGGGGGGCTGCTGCTGGGGGTAAGTCAGACGCCCTGTTGATGGCGGCCCTTGAATACGTCCACGTTCCGCGATACGCGGCCTTGATTCTGCGGGTTGACTCGCCGCGACTGTCTCTTTCCGGCGGCCTTATTCCGCGTTCGCATGAGTGGTTTGTGGGAACCGATGCCAAGTGGTCGGGCCGTGATAGGCGTTGGACGTTTCCCAGCGGGGCGTCCATTCAATTCGGCTACATCCAAACGGCAACCGACCGTTATCGGTACGGCTCCAGCGAGTACCAGTACATTGCGTTTGATGAATTGACGGAGTTTCGAGAAGACGACTACACGTTTCTGTTTTCGCGCCTTCGCAAAACGGTTGACCTTGACGTACCCTTGCGAATGCGTTCGGCGTCCAACCCCGGCGGGTTGGGGCATGGTTGGGTAAAAACTCGATTCATCACGGACGAAGCGGCGGCAGCCTTGCAAGCTGGCCAACACGGCATCTACTGGAAAGACGGGGCGGCCTTTGTGCCGGCTCGAATTGCGGACAACCCGGCCATCGACGCAAACCAGTATCGTGAAAACCTCATGCACTTACCGGTCGTCACCCGCGAACGGTTGATGGCGGGCGATTGGACGATCCAAGAGGAATCGCTTATCCGCGAAACCTGGCTCCGCTACTTCGATATGCGAGGACAGATTCTCTTACCGCTGACCGCGGACGGCGAGAAGATCGGCCATGACGTGGTTATCGACGAACGGGAATGCACGCGGTTCAACGTTTGCGACCCGGCCGGCAGTTCACAAGACCGGGCCAAGGAAGCCAAGGGGAAGCCGCGTAGTTGGTCCGTGATTGAGACTTGGGACTATTGGCCTCATACGTCGTTTTTGTTCCTACGCAATGTTTGGCGCAAGCGTGTGGGCTTTGATGGGCTATGTGCGGGCCTGGTCGAAATGCACAACGCATGGAAGCCGGCTCGTACCTACATCGAAAACGAAAAGTTGGGAACGGCCGCGGTGGACGTGCTTAGGAATAACATCCCCATTGAAACCATACCGACCGGCGGCCGGGACAAAGTGAGCCGGGCCGCCCCGCTACTGAACAAGCTGGAGCGCGGGGAAGTCTTTCTCCCGAAATTCGACAACGACTGGCGGCCGGACCTGGAAGCCGAATGGCTGGGGTGGACAGGCTTGGACGAAGAAACATCGGACCAAATCGACGCGGCGGCATACGCGGCGGTCGTGGGCAAGGGGCACGCCCCCACGCGGATAGACGCGGTGGTTTGGGACGGCGTGCCGGGGAACGGCCGGTCTTCGTTGTGGGGAATGCGTGGGGGATGAGTGGGGTTGACTCTTTTACCGGGGGCGGGTATAGTTGGGGTATGGCAGGGACGATTCTACAAGCCGAGTTTCATTTTGACACCGAAGAGCAAAATGGCTTTCCCCCAACCCCAAAGGAACCGACAATGGAAGAACTGCACGCGGTAATTTCTAAAGTGGTTGCCAAGCATCCCGACGACATTGACAAAACGGTTAATGCCGTCGAACGATGGGCCGAAAAGTCATGGCCCGAATTCAACAAGTGGAAAGCGGAACTGATACGTTCTCAATTCCGCAACATGATTCACGACGCCCGCCACGGTATCAATGTGCAAATGCGCCGTGACGCTGGCGTGTACGGCGGCCCTGCCAAAGTGAAGCCGGGGGAATCCGTCCAAGCCGTCAATCGTTCCTTGTACCTGTACCTCATCGACGGGCGAACGTTGGGCAGCTTGCAAGGTTCAGAGTTGCCGGACATCGCGGCGGGCGAACGCGAACGGGCGGAAGGCCATACGTTCAACGCGCGTTTGCTGAATGAACTGCGCCCGCTTGTTGGCGCTGAAAAGACCGTAGCCGATGCCGTGAGTGAGCGCCGTTTACGGAAAGCGTTCAAGGATGCGGAGAAAGGGGGCGGGCGGAAAGTAGCGTAAGGGCGAAACTTGAATTGACACCGAAATGAGCGATGCCACTACCGCACAAGCCGATCTGCAGGTTGATACCGAGCCGTCCAGTGGCCCCTACAAGCCGAAGTAATCTGTGACACCGAATCTTGCCTTGGCTTTTACATTCAACCCATAAGGAACCAAACATGAAAAACGCCGAGACCCGCGCTGACACCGACAAGCCCCGTGGCACCCTACAAGCCGAAAGTCGGTTTGACACCGAATCGACTGGTGGCCTAGCCGATCTGAGGATTGACACCGACGTCCCGAATGGCCTTACCGCCCTTTGCGACAACATCCGCTCCCTACAGCGGCAGCGGGTGCAATGTATGGAAGCCCGCAAGGCGATTCGTAATCGCTTGAACGCAACCGTTCGCTTGACGTTGGGCTATCACGCCGGGCTTGACGAAAAGGAACGCAAGGCCGCCGTCAAGGAAGCCGACGCCATCATTGACGCCGTGTTCAAAGGGGACACGGCCGCGGCCAACGGCACGGGTGAATTGATTCTGAACACGCAAATGGCGTTTCAGGGATTCACCAAACAGGAAAACGGATACTACCAGGCGATGCAAAAACTCGCCAAGGAATTACCCGTCGCCCCGTGGGTGGAGTTGCCGCAACAACGCGGGTTCGGGATCGGTTCCCTTGCAACGCTCGTTGGCGAGGCCGGGAACCTCGACAACTACGAAGCCCCCGGCAAGTTGTGGCGGCGGTTCGGATTGTGGCCTATCGAAAAAGGCGGGCTTGTCCACATGCCTTCCCGCTGGAAACAGCGACAACGGCAAAACCCACACTTGACAGCGGCGGAATGGGAAGAGGCGGGCTATTGCCCGCGGCGGCGGTCGATTGCGTATCTGTTTGGTGAAGGGCTTGTCAAGCAAAACAAGAGCATCTACCGCGCCCGTTATGACCAGCAACGCGAGAAGAAAGAGGGCCTTGACGGGTGGCCGCCGATTCGTTGCCACCGGCACGCGATGACGCTGGCGACCAAGCTTTTAATGAAGCACCTTTGGGCGGAATGGACGGGAACGCTGTTGAGGGACGCATAAGCCGACGTCCGCAATGACACCGAGAAGCCATATGGCCCCCACAAGGCGATGTGAACCCTGACACCGATGTTGAGAGTGCCTTTGCCGAGACCGGGCGTGACACCGACAACCGCAATGGCAGAAAGGAAAATCCCATGCCGAAACGAATAAAACGCGCTCTTGACAACGCCGCAACCGCCGGCGCTCACGCGGACGCCACGCTTGCGAAAGCGGACATCATCCTTGCCGAAATCGGGGACTTGATAGACGCCATACGCGACGGCGTGGAAATCGAGTTGACCATTTCGGGCCGGAAGATTCCGGCGACGTTGAAGATAAAACCGTAGTCACGCCACCGCCGCAACGCCTCTTTCCGGCTGAACTCCATTGGTCCACGTAACGGTCTCGTTCGGATCACGGATGCCGCCCGCCTTCAAATTGCAATCCGTCACGGTGCGGCTTCGGTTGTCCGCGGCAAACGATAGTTGCGGGCCGTCGAAGTCCAGGTTCAACGTCGTAATCGTACCGTTACTGCGATAGAGACACGTGCCGCCATACAGGTTGAACGTTCCCACCGTCGCCGTACCGTCGATTATCGAACGCCCGGCCCGTTGCGTGTACGTGGTCAAGTTGGCCGCGCAAATAAACGAGCCCGCCGTCTGCGTTACGGTTGCCAAGGTGCAACCGCTAGAACAACGCAGCGAACCGCCCGACTGGCGAATGGTGGCAATCGTTGCGGTATCATCGTCCCGTGGGGCCACGTCCAGCGAACCGCCCAGCATGTCGAGCGTGGAATTAGCGCCGCTGTTGATTATCTCCACCGCGCCGAAGCGGTTATCTTGAGAGCTCGTGTCTGTGCCGTACATCGTGATGGCGGTTTCGACGCTCTCTAAATCAAGCAGCACTTGCCCCGAGAAGTCGCCGGACTTGTCCCCGATGTTCAACACGCTTGTCCCGATTTTCAAATACCGTTCGCGGTATTCCGCGTAGGGATCGTCGCCCGAAGTGTCGTAGTATGGCAGGCCGATCTTGCCGCTGTAACTGGCGGTGATATTCAGGCTAGCCAGTGTGACGGCGTTCTGGTCGATGCCGTAAAGAATATCAACGCTCGTGTCCTGAATCCAAACATCATCGGCGTCGACGGGCACGGCCGCACCGCTCCAATTAGCGGCAACGTTCCAATCGTTCGGCCCTGACGACGTGGTGACGGCCGTGAGCGTGTTGCCGTTCGTCGGGTCCATCGTGCCGGCCCCGCCGCTGGTATAGGCCGCGGCGACGAACGGCTTGCCGGCCGTATCTGCCGTCCCTTGAACATGCTGGCTATCGGACCCCTCGGCCCACGTAATTTCTGCGAATTCTGGAATTTCGCTGGCGTTTAGGGCGGTAATCAGATTATCCGCCGTGGTATCTTCGTCAGTGTCGGCCGCCACCAAAACCGTTTTTCCGTTGATCGTCACGCCGTATGTCGTGCTGGCGTCGTAGCCATCGATTTCGACTTCCGAAACTTGCGGCACCTCGGGGGCGTCCCCGCGAAAAATAACCGTGGCCATGTTTTTACGCCTTATTTTCGTGTTAAGATGGGCAAACCCGCCGAAAAAAAGCGTACCGAAAAAAACCGGGGTTGACAAGGTGAATCGGAAAGACAAAAATTCCCGCAATGTGAGGCACAACCCAAAAGGCGGGCTGTGCTGGTACGGCAACCATTTCTAAAACCCGGTTTTTACGGCGATTCCCGCAATGGTTTGCGGCAAATTACCGCCGACGATCTCAAGCGCTATCGTGACGATACGAATAAAGCGCTTTCTTCCGGGCTTGCCGTTCCGCTCCTGAACGAGCATTGCGCCCCCGATGATTTGGACAGCGACTCTGCCGAATCCGTCCGAACATCCGGCTGGCTGAGAAAATTGTCCATCGACCGGGGCGGCAACCTATGCCACGAGACGGACGTAGCCGACAAGGCCATCGCCGGCAAAATTAAAGACGGGACCATTCGGTTCGTTTCGCCGCAACTGAACCCGGATTTTGCGAAAAATGGCCAGTCCTACGGGGCCATTGTCCGGCATATCGCCTTGACGCCGAAGCCGGTAAACCCGGAGCAGGGCGAAATGGAGGTCTTGGCGCTTTCCGAATCCGACAAAAAACAACCGTTTACGGTTTCCCTCGAATCATACAAGGGTGCAAAAATGCCCAAAGCGAAAAAGACGCCGCCAAAAGACGATCCCAAGCAAATGGCGGAAGAGGAAGAATTGGCCTCGGAGAGCCCGCCGGCGGATGAGTTGGAGACGGCGGACACTACCACAACGGAAGGCGTGGGCGGAATCGACCGCACGGCGCTGGTGGACCAGTTGGTTGCACAGTTCGGACTCGTTTTGCCCGATGGCGTCGATTTAGGCAGCGACGACGCAATTGACTTTTTGCTCGTGGCGATTGCGAACGCCATGAAGGAAGAGGCGGCCCCGGCGGAAGAAATGCCGATGGAACCCATCGAGGAGGAGACGCCGGAACTGGCCCAATTCAGCGAATCGCAACAGGCCATTATCGGACCGTTGCTGGCTCGCCTGGACGCCGCAGAAAAGCGGGAGCAAGCCCGCGTAACGCAACAGGCGAAAACGAACCTGGCGTTGCAAATCGCCGGCGCAGGTTTGCCCCCGGCCATGACGAAGCGGCTGAAATCCATCGCGTCGGCCGCACAGTTTAGCGAAGACGGCAAGGAAGAGGGGCGGCTGACCGTGGGCAACGTGCTGGCAATCTTGAAAGACACGGTCCCGCCGAACATTTTGCAGCTTGCCGAAGGGGCCACGCTGGAAGCCGAAACCGAAACGGAAGATCACCCGGAAGGCGGCGACTTTTATCAGGACGGACACGGCCGCCGGCCCTACACGCAGCAAGAGGCGGCGCAGTTGGCCGAAGAATCGCAACCGCGCAAATTCGGTGGAACGCCAGACCCGACAACCACCATTGAGCACGTTCACGTTGCCGAAGAGACGCCGCCGGCCGCACCTCGCAAGCGAGGACGGCCGAAGGGCAGCAAAAACAAAACGTAATACACGGGTTCACCCCCGCCCTTTTTAGCAAGGAAAACACTCATGTTCACCGTTGGAAATTCCCCCGGCTTCACGTCCGCCGTCGAAAGCGAAGAGGCGCAGGTTTGGTGGAAAGGCCGCGGCAATCAAACGCAGCTTTCCGACCAACACATTATCTTGGACGATGAAAACACCGACAGCGGTAACACGGGCATTACCAGCACGATCCGCGGCGGTATGATCTTGGCCAAGGAAACGTCGAGCGGCAATCACTACATTTACGCTGCCGACGCGAACGACGGGCGCCAGTTCCCCACCGGCATTCTCGAAAAACACACCGATTTGTTGGTCGACAACACGAAGACCGAACGGTTCATCGCGCAAATGTCGTCTGGCTTGTATATCAAAAACGAGATTATTGCGGACGCCGGAACGAAGGGAAGTCCGGACTTGCAAGCGCAGGCGGCCTTGCTTCGACAGGGTTGGTTGTCGGACGGCAACGGCCCGGACGGCGCGGCCTTCCTTGAACACCCGATGGGCGTCGAGCGGGTATCGGCCACGACGAAAACGCTGGTTGCCGCCGACAATGGCAAGATGCTCATTTCCACGGCGGCCGGGAATTACACGCTGCCGGCCAACAACGCGGCAAACGTCGGTTTCAAGGTTCTGGTTCTCCAAACCAGCGACAACAACCTTGTGATTACCAGCGCCGCGGGCGATGACATCATTCACAAGGGCAACGCGGCGGCCGATACCGTCACGTTCAACACGGCGTCCGAAAAAATCGGCAGCATGGTAGCCGTCGAATTGCGCTACATCGCGGCCGATACGCGGCGGTGGGTGGTGCAAAACCTCGGTGGAACCACGGCGACGGTTGCCGGATAAAGACGGAAACTATAACGGCCGACCAGTTCGGCACTTACGACAAACAAACATTCCTTTTTCCAAAGGGTTTGAAAAATGGCCGGAAGATCGGTTGCAGAAATCCTTGCCCCGCAACTTATCAAGGAACGGATCTCCCGTTATACCTTGGTCGGGACAAGCCTTCAAAAGTTGTTTGGCTGGAACGTCGGCGCGGGTGCGTTGGACGATGGCACGCTTGACGGCGTGCTGGGCTTCACCGAAGGCGACGTTACGGCCGCGGGAATTCCCCGGCAGGGCAACGTCGACGACTGGGAAGCACGGAGCGGCCAATACGACATTTTCGACCACACCCGAAAGCTGGCAACGGCAAGCGTGCCCGGAACGGGGTCAACGATGGTCGAACCGCAAAAGGTCGGGAAGGTCGATTTCACCATTCCGCGTTCGGCGGAAACCATCGCGCTGAAGGATGAAGACATCCACAACCGCCGGCCGTTGGGTGGCCCGTCAAGCGAACTGGACAAAGGCGGCCAACGCTATATCCAGTCACAGGAACGATACATGGCCGAACGTATCGCCAACGTGGTAGAGTTCCAAACCGCGGCCATGATTCGCGGGAGCTACACGTTCACGCAAAACGGCGACAAGCTGGAGCATACTTTCAGCGGCGGCGAAACGACGATCAATTATCAGGTTCCCGCGGGCAACCTGAGCCGGCTCGACATGCTTGGCGATGGAGATATCCTTGATGCCGACTGGGACTCGGCCGCGACGAACATTCCGCTTCACCTGGCCAAAATCAATGCGGCGATGGTACAACTGACCGGCAAGGGCTTGAAGCACATTGTTCTCACGGGCACTTCGTGGGAGCATGTCAAAAACAACACGAAGGTTGCGACCCAAGGCGGTTCCGCAAACGTCGTTTTTGAACAGTCCACTCGGGACCGGCCCGGCGAGTTTACGGCCGTGATTCGCGGCTTGCCGCATTACGTGTGGCACATCATTGAGTACGGCGTCGAAGTCTGGGACGGAAGCGCCTACACGTTCACGAAGTTGATGCCTGAGAAAAAAGCGGCGTTCTTCCCCGAGCCGGATTCGGAATGGTGCGAATACATCCGGGGCGGGGAACACGTCACCGAAGGGCCGAACGGTCCCAAGACGTTCCAATACGGATTTTATCCGTATGCGTACCCAACGCATGATCCGAGCGGCTGGCACCTGTCGAACGTCTTTAACGGCTTCCCGGCCCTGAAGGTTCCGAACTGCATGGCTTACGGCACAATCGACACGTAACAGGCGCTTCGTCATGGCCCCACGGCGGGCGGGCAAACCCCGCCTGCCGTTTTTTTTTGGAGAACAAAACAAATGTCACAAGAGACGGTAGACGGCAGTTTGGAAGTTGTCGGCTTTGAACAAATTACGGGGCTTAATGCGGCCAAGGGGCTAACGTCGGCCACGTATGGCGTAGCCACGAAGGCGCTCATTCAGGCGACGGACCAAAACGTTCGTTGGCGTGATGACGGCACGGACCCCACCGCGGCAATCGGGATGCAACTTGCCGCCGGGAA